TAGCATTTGCACCCCATACATAAATCTCATCTAAAGTAGTTTCGCTACCCCTTAAATCTATATAAAAATTACCTGCTACAAGGGGTGAGCTATTAAGTTCAAATCTTTGCCATTCTTCTGTAAGTGTAAATACATTATTTGTGTTTGAGTTATGTGACATTAATTGAGCATTACCACTACCACTAACGCTTCGAGCATAAATACTTCTTTGGGCTGTACTCGGTAATCCTATACCTACAAATATACCACTATTACTTATTTTATATCCACCAACACTTCCATCAGGATTAACTAAATCAGACACATAAGTAACAGTGCCTGCTGTACCACCCAACAAACTCCATTGACTAAAATCTTCGCTATAAGGTATAAGGTTAGTTGACTGTGGCTCTAAGAGTAGATGCCCTTTAGTGTCATTAGTAAAGTCTATTCTTGGCACTCCTGATGCAGCAGATGCGATTAAACCATCTCTACCTACATACGTTGCAGTAGAACCCCTTGTAAAGTCAAACTCTTTGTTAAAGAATAAACCACTATTGTCGTTATATGCTAATAGCTTATCTTCTTTTACTGCCCAATTACCATTTCCTAATTTTACTGCCATTTTATATAATTGTATAGTTGTTTGCTTCTGCTAATAGTCTAAAGGATTCGTAACCCTCGCCTGTCAGTCTTTCAAGTAAATCATTACTTAGTGCTTCTTTAAATACTGCTACTGCTTTTGTGTTGCCATAAAAGTCATCTGCACTTGCTCCATTATCAAAAGCTAATTCTACAAGACCTGTTGGTACAGCACCACTCGTGTCTGTCGAAACTTGTACTCCGTCGACATACATTTTAAAATCATTAGCTTTATATGATACTGCTACTTTTATGAAATCCGTTGCGTCTGTTAATACATTATTATAGCTAAATACAGTTGACCCACTTGATTTTACATTTCCAACAATTCTGTTGTCTGTTACACTATAATAAAACCTAACTACATTTGAAGTCGTACCATCACTTATAGCTATTGCTCTATTTGTGCTATCGTTAGCCAAAGCAGCAATCTCTGCATATAGCACACCCTCACTATCATTAAACAAGTCAGCATTACCACTATTGTTTGCTACGTCAGCAGAGCGAGTTACTGTTGAACCGCTTGTTGGTATGTAGGACGTTGCGTAATCTCCTTGTTCTACTTGAAAACCCCAAGCATATAAACTGCCTGTGCCACTAAATTGTATTCTCGGATATTCAATAGTGCCATTTGAAGTGGTTGTTATATCATATCTTTGCCATTCATCTGTAATTGTAACATAGCTACCTTGTGTGTTACCTGAGAAACCAATCCAAACCTGTGTTGTGTCCGATAAATTTTTATTTTTTAAATATAATGATATTGTGTAAGAAACATTATTTGTTACTGTAATTGCCTCTTGAACCCTACCTGTAGATGTACCATCAAAAGTTATTTCGTCTGCATTTAACAGCCCACTTGGAGATAGTATTGCATCACTTGTAACAACTGCATTTTGTCTTGGGTCAAGTGAAGAAAAATCTTCGCTATATGGTAATAAGTTAGTCCTCTGTGGCTCTAATAACAAACTTCCTGTACCATCTGTAAAATCTATTCTTGGGTAATCATCGCCTTGTGAGTCATCTACAAGCCCTTGCTCGTTTACTCTTGTAGCACTTGAACCTCTACTAAAGTCAAAGTCGGCTTCTTGTATTTCTTTTACGCTTACGTTGTCTATTTTAAAACTACCTGCATCATTTTGTTCTGCAAATATTTTAAGCCAAGAATTAGTAGATATTGCAGTAAATTCTCCTTTAAATATTATTGATGACGTTTTATCATTAGAGTAAAAAGTTTTAAACCCTCCTAAACCACTTTGAGAATTATTTACTCTAAACCAAAACCCTGTTGTATTACTCGTAACACTAAAAGAAACACTATATTTTTTTCCTATTGAAGTTGTAACTTTCTGTTTAACGACAGGGTAACCTGTTCCACCATTTGATGTTATTTGTAATTTACCATCAACAACTGATATATCCCCATTACCTCCGTCATCAACTATCCAATCTGTTGTACCATTAGAAAAATCGCCATTAGTAACGAGTTCAGTAGGCAATACTTGATAAGGCGGTATTACAGTATTTAAGCTACCATCTGAATATGCAGTAGGTGTTAAGACTATACTTGCTTTATTGTTTAAGTCTTTTAAGGTCGCATCTGTGCCATCTGAGTTCTCGTAATAGTCAGAGTGATTATATAACTTATTGGTCGCTGCGTGGTCATAGTACACATCGCCAAAGCCCTCTGCTTTACTTTCTCCCCAATTGCTTCTGTGATATATTTCGTTTGGCATCTAAATATTTCTTTAACTTAATTATGTTCTCCTTTTTTGGTTTATACTTGCTTATAGTACCCATCCGTGAAATAAACTGTCTTTATCTGGGTGAATGTCCTCATTATTATTTGTGTAATATTCTGGAAACTTACTGTCAGCATTATAACTCATATAGTCTATAAATCGTTGAGTGTAATACTCAGCATAGTCTCTTTCCTTACTAATTAACAAATCAACCTCTTCTTTATTCGCTATTGTACTATTCTCCGAGCTATGCTTAAATACGCCACCATTAGAGATGGAGTATGCAGCAAACGGAAGATATTCAGTCATAGCGTAGTGAATAAGCATAGGCTGTATGTAATCGTTTACTAAATCTAAATAGTCTCCAGAAAGAGTACCTGCAATAATATCTGCACTTATCTTATCATACAAGTCAGTACCCATATAATTTCTAACGTGAATCTCTTGAGCTATCTTAATAAACTGTATGAACTTGTCAGTGTCCACATTAGCATTCAATGCAGTGTTCTTTACAAGGTCAGCTCTTTTTATGAATAATGCAGTTGCCATATTACTCCTCTGTTTCTATTTTAGTTTCTTCTTCAACTTGGTCTTTCTTTACGCCAGTCTCTTTCTCTACTTCACTCTCTGAAATAGCATTTGTTAAATCAGTAAACTCAAGAGGCTGTAATGTTTTGAAGTATATATCTAAATCAATTCCGTTATAAGAAAGAACTTTCTCAAGCTCATCTAAGATTGTTACTTGCATAGGGCGAATAACAGTATTGTCCATAAGAACTGATGCTGTCTGTAGCTCTTCAGCGTTATTACCAAGACCAGTTGTATCTTTGATACCGACAAGCATAGGTGATACGATTCGGTGAGATACCATAACTTTACGCATAGACTCATCAGACAAGAATTGATACTGCTGGTGAGCGTCAGATAACTGTACTGGCTCTATTGTAGCTGCAAGCTCCTTCGAGTCATTAAACGCCAAGATAAAGCGACCTGCGTTAGAACTACCGCTAAACTTATCTATAATACTTCTTTCAATCATATCACGTTGCTCATCTGGCGGAACACCGTTATTGAAGTTAATAAGCATAGAAGGTGCAAGACCATTCTGTATGTTATTGATATGATAGTTTGCCACTTCTTCTTCAAGCTCTGCATATTGTAAGCCACCCTGATAATCTACTGGCGAATAATATTTGTAACCAGCTCTGTATGGCTTGATGTACAGTATCTCAAGTGGCGCATTAGAATAGCCAAATGCAGGTATTCTCTTTAGCTTAGTTCTGTTGTTTACATTCTCCCAATCAGAACTGTAGTAGTAAGCAACTATCTCCCCTTTTGAATTGCATTTCTCAGCTCTAAGTGTCTCTACAGGGATGTGCTCTACAGTAGCAATCTTCTTTCTGTCTTTAGTGTATATAACTTGAAGTGCAGCTTGACCCATCATTTTGTAGTCGTAGCATATCTTCTTCATACAGTCCTTAGTGAGAAGTTCTTTCATCTCATCGTACTGTTCTTTCTTTTCTTCACTATCTGTAGCGTCTAATCCTTTGCCGTAAATCATTTCTGCAATACCGTTAATCGCAGCGTTATTTGTTGGCGAACCATTATACCTATCTATAAGGTACTCGAAGTAGTTGTTGTCATCGCCATACGATATCCAATCCTGATTCTTATATTCCTTTATGTCAGGTCTTGAATAAGACTCAAGATTCACAATGTGTATCTTACCATCTTTTACCTGTGGCATTGGGCGATTATTATTTCTTTTTACTTTGCGACTCATAATATAACAAATTCATTGTCGTAGCTGTCTTCAACTACATAATCATCTTTATGTACGTCAAACTTATCATAGTCAGTTTGATTAGTACAGAATATAAGACCTTTATAAATCACGTTAGAGCCATCTTTTACCTCAAATGAATAGAATCTATCCTCAACAAGAGAAAAGCTACCAGAGAGCGTCATAAATGGGTCTGAGGAGGTCTTAGATACACTTACAGTAGTAGTAGTGTTCTTACTTTTGTCAGTAAGCTCAAGAGTTGGCGCACTCGCATCAGAACGAGGAACTATCTTTAACTCTTGTGCGTCAGTTGATGTACTTAATATGTGCATACCAAAGTAACAAAAATACAATATTTTGTTTTCATTACATAAAAAAATAGGGGATGAAAACACCCCCTATTAGATTCATAACCCTATTGAATTTATGAAGGGTCTCTTTGAGTAGATTCTGTAGCTGTAGCACTTGACATACCTGCGAATGGGTCAGCGTCAGTTCCGCCATCAATAAATGAAGGCATACGAAGCTCGTTAGCAGTTAGTGTAAGTGTATATCCGTTTAAATCACCCATAGCAGTACCAGTAACGGCAGTACCACCAGTAACATCAGCACCATTTTCAGCACCAACTAATAAGAACTTATCATCAAATGTTTGAACAATAACGTGAGGGCGACCATACGCCATTAGTTTCAATTCTTTGTTGTCCTCTTTAGTTAGCTTGAATAAAGTGAGGTTTACGACTTGCTCAAAGAATGTAGTTCCGTTCTCAAGAGAAGACGTAATGTTAGTTTCAAGGGAAGAGTTACCTTTGACATCGTAAGTGTGATAAGTGAAAGTTCCTGTCATATCAGTAATTTCGTCACTGCTACCAAAAGTTAGCGTTCCTAAATCACCGAAGTCTGCAAAGTGAATTTTCTTAATACCACCTACGGCATCTTTACAAGGTCTTAATCTTCCGCCAGTTAAATCACAAGCCATATTATAAGTATTAAAAAGGGGGTGGGTTTAGCACCCCCATATTAGACGATTAATTATTAAGCAAGAGTCTGTAACACGAGGTCACCACCGATTCCGTATTGGACACCAGAGGTAAAACGCATTATCACACGAACATTCTGACTCCCGTCAATGTCCGCCATATCTATCAACTTAACTTCGTTGTGGTCAGATAATAGACCAGTACCAAATGTCAAGTTAGAAGCCTCACCTGCAACGATGTGGTCAGATGGCATACCAGGCGCGTGCTGAATCTTGATACCTTCAAAAGAAAGAGCGTTACCCATATTATACCATTGTGTTCCTCTGTCTCCAGTACCAGCAGCACCAAGACCAGAAGCTCCAAATCCACCAAGCGCACGAACATAAGCCTGAAGGGCTACAGTAGGTACATAGATAGTTAAATCCTCTTTTCCGTAAACAGCAGAAGGAACTGAATCTACAACATTTCCTAACAATGAAATGATGTTAGTAGATGTGTATGAAGTTTCAGAACCGTTAGCAGCGTCATTTACATCAGAATCAGCAGCCATAAGAACTGTGAAACCGTCAAATTCACCTGCGTTACCGTCAACTCCACCCCAGATGTTTTGCTCAGTTTTCTCAGCTACTTTAGCAGCAACGTGACCTAATACAAAGTCAGAGAATTTAGGAGGCAAGTTATCAAATGCAGAATATCCCATTTGTACAGCTTCCCAATCTGTGCGGAAATCTTTTTTACATAGTTCGAGGTTTACTTGGAACTCTTCTGGTTGAAGAATTCTTTCAGTAAGCGTAAGTGCACTTGAAGTAGCAGAGAAGTCACATCCAGCATTAGCAATAATGTCTGTAGAGGCGATTTTCTTTACAACTTCTTTGAACTTTACGTTTGGCTTGATAGTAATAGAACCATCAGCCAATGTCTTACCACTTAGTAGAGCAGCAGAAATATATTTCCCTGCAAACTCACCAGCGTAAGTTGAAGTGATACTGGCAACAGAGCCAGTTAAGTTTACTTGTTGTGTGCTCATTTTTATTTATATTAATTTAGAAAATACATTGTCAATAGTAGAAGCATTACGATTTGTTGAATAACGTAATACATCTTTCTTTTCGTCTTCTTGGTTAGGTGCGTGGTTGATTGGCTCAACTGCTGGTTCAGCAGATAGTTTCTCAATCTGTGCACTTAACTCAGACTTTTCTTGTTCGTAAGATTCTCTTTCTTTTGACATATCACCCTTCATAGACTCAATCATATCTTTGAGCTGAGAGATTTTACTGTCAAATTCATCACGAGAAACATATTTGTCTTCTTCCAATTCTTCTTCTTCAGACTCCTCTTCAGATTCAGTAGCTTCTTGCTCATCCTCTTCAGCTAATTCTTCGGAAACTTCATCAGATAGTTCAGTAGCCTCTTCGACTACTTCTTCGTTTTGTTCAGACAACGCAACTTCTTCCTTGACCTCAACTTCGGGAGTAACTTCTTCGGCAGCAACTTCTACGTTATCTACTTCTTGTTTTACCTCTTCAGAATTAATCATAGAAAGTTTCTGCATAATGTCTTTTAAAATAAGAGTTGCTTTACCTTCCATAATAAAATTTAACTTTAAAGTATATAATAATAACTAATAATAATTCCTCTGTTAGATTTTCCCAATACCTTGAGCTCTCAATGTTCCATCGCAGCATTTTCGAGAATATCTCTTTCCATCTTTGCATAAACAACCACGTCTTGAATTGCGTGGAGAAGTTGTGCTTGGCGTTTCAAATGCTTTTTTCATTTCTTACTTGATTTAGGGTGTTTCTTTGGTAATAGGTCATAATCTGTTGTGTATTTGGCGTTTTGAGGTCTTCCGTTCTTCAGCAGGTATATATAAGCATTTACTCTCGCTTGACCCCACTGCTCAGCAGACTTTACCATAGGACTATGTGATGTTTGAAATGCGCCAACACCACGCTGATATACAGACTTGAGCTGACCTACAGTAGTTCCGTAACCGAGTTTAGATTTATACTTCTCGTTGAAGTCACCTGCCTTTTTCTGTAACGACTTTAACACTCTGGCTGGAACAGATACTCCCCTTCCTTTCCCAGCAGCTCCTTTTGGATTGCGTTTGCTACCTCTCTTTGGAGAAGGATTTTTAGTATCGGAATTTGGTGCTTTCGGGCTTCTAACAATTCTTCCTTTGTCATCATACTTAGCTAAATCAGTTTTAGATTCTTGTGAATTTATCTCGTCAAGTTTAGTTTCTGCCCAACGGATTCCTGCTTCGCCTCCCCAAGCATCCCATAGAAGACCACCACAGCCTTTATTGTATGGTTCGTCTTTCTTTTTCTCAAATCTATTGTAAGATGCCATCTCTGATATTAAACAACGAGACAATGGCTTACCATCAGCTAATAGTTTGGCGAATTGCCACGCTTGAGGCGTTCCGCATCTCGGCTTGTTGCTATCATAGTACGCAAGAGCCTTTCTGGCGTTCTTTCTTGCAGCAGACGGGTAATCTTTGTATGTTTTATCATACAAACCAAGCTCGAGCTCCTCAGATAGCTCGTGACAGTCGCAATTCAGGTCTAATTCACCTAATTGGCGCAGTTTAGACCTACTCCAAGACAATCCTGCCTTACCACCCCATAAAAGGTATGAGATTGTACCACAAGCCTTAGAATCACTTGGGTTATAGTATTCGGCAGCTCTTGATAAGTAAGAATACATCCTCTTTATCGTGGACACACTGAGTTTTTCACCCCTACTGAGCTGCTGTGCACGAATTTTCCCCACAGAGGTGGCGCACTTATTATTTACCTTCTTATTTAGTTCAATACCACGCTTTGCATTGTTTCTAACGCCACTTCCATAGTCTCCGTATGTAGCTAATTCGTATTTATCGCCAAGAATTACGTTAGCAACCTCTAAAAGTATCTGTTTAGCTTCGTTTTCCTCTTCAAGTTGCTCTATTTGAGACATAGCAACCTCATCGGTGAAGTAACCTTCAATAGAGAAGCCTTTTACTTTGCCAGATTTAACATAATCATCCCAAACTTCCTCATTATTGACCTTCATAGATACCATCCAAGTACCTACAGGCATATCTAAACCATATTTACGGCTCTTGTCGTGCACTTTATCCTCTACAATCCACGATTCTACCACAGACAAGCCGTTAAGCTCTGCTTGGTGCTCTAAAGTGCTTTTATTTTGGTTACCACGCATCAAAAATAGCTCTGACGCTTTGCGTACAGTGTCTTCTGAGAAGTAAATGTAGTATTCATCCTCACCATTACGTCTGTAGATGTTCTTATTAGGGATTAGTGCTGCACCCATAAGAATCTTCTTCTCTTTATCTACTTCAGCAAGTTTTACCTCTTTCTCTTCGGATAGGGCGATAAAATGCTCTTCTATCGCTGGTTTCTCTACTATTGAAATGGCATCTATGCCAGAGAACAATCCTTCTTCGTCTATAAAAAGTTCTATAATTCTCATACTATTAAATTAACCGAATGATGCGGTGTTTGTTATGTTTCTATCAAGTTCTTGTTGTGTAGATATATCTTTACCTACTACAAATGCTTTTACTGGTTTCTCTTGCTGAGTTGTTACAGCTTGTGCCAATTGAGATGTCTGAGATGCGCCAACAACATTAAAGTCTGGCGCTTGAATTGACACAGAACCTCCTGCTCTACCTCCACCAGAAGTGTCTTTAGGCGCTCCCTTTTTACCTATCAAAGTTGCTAATATATTTGCAATAGATAAAGCTGCACTAATTTTAGTTCTTGTGTTAGATGCTTTAGCTTCTGCTTGAGCCACTAAGAATGATGGGTTAGGTGTTCCAAATGGCGGTAAAAATGCAGGTATCGCATTTGCTGACGCAGTTTTTGCAGCGATGGATGATTGAGCACTAACGATAACTTTTGCTATCGCAGCACCTTTTTCTACAGCTAACGCCACATTAGCAAGTGCTTTAGAACGATTACCTAACTTCTCAAGTAAAGAGCCTGTCTGTTCAGCGAACCCGACATACTCCATATTAACATTCTTCTTAGCCTCTATAGCAGACAATTCTCTTTCTAAGTCATTTTGTCTTAGTTCATCCTGAAGAGCGTAGAATTGGGTTTGCAATTCAGCTCTAAGAGCTACATCATCAGTCTCAAGTTCAATTCTCTTGGCGATAAAATCCATATCCTGTTGAATACGATTCTCATTAGCATTGTAATAAAGCTCATTACTTTCCTCTTCAAATGTCTTTTGAGTTTCTATTCTACCATCAAGATATTGCTTTAATATATCGTCTGCACGTTCCTGCTCTTTAGCGTCATCTTCAGTTCGCTTTCTTATTAACTGAGTTCTTTTTGTGTTAAAGGAATTCTCAAGCTCAATCGTAACCTGACGACTCTCCTCGTCAGCTAATCTTATGGATTCATTGTACTCATCATTAGCCTTCTTTCTTTTATCTGCATCTTCAGTAGTTTCTAAAAACTCATTTAATCTTAATAGCTGTTTGGCTTTAAAAGAATCAACTCTTATTTTGAGCTCTGCTTTAGCATTTTTCTCCTCTTCATCAATGATTTCTTCAGCAGTCATCATCTGAGTGTCTACAGCTCTTTGTCTATAACTTTCTTCTAATCTATTCAAATCAAGAAGATGTTGCCTAAACTCCCTTTCTCTTCTTCCGTACCCCTTTTTCCTATCTTTATCCATAAAGATACCGAGCTTCTTCAGCTCTTCTGTCAATTCGGATATTGTATCTTTCGTTTTATCTATTTCTTCCTGCTTGTTTTCTTCCCCTTTTACAACTAAATCTGATGTAACAGAAAGTGCTGATTGACCTTTTGCAAGAGCTTTAAATTTATCTATCAGAACCTCAACAACAGAAACATTGTCACTTGCAGCAGAATCTTGAAGTAATTGAAGTTTAACATATTCTTCTTCAATAGCATTCAATAAACTTTGAGACCTTGCTTTTCTTTCAAGTAAAACAAGGTAATCTTCAAGTGCTGAAGTAGATTCTTTAGTTAATTTACCCTCTTCATCTAAAAGTGGATTTAAGTCTTCGTGCTCCTTCTTTACTCTTTTTAATATGATTTCTTTTTGTCTATTGCTAACTGTAGTATCATTCAATAGAGTTTCCATTGTACGCAAAAAACCTATTTGTTTTCCAAATACATCTGTAGCCTCTTCTGTTGACTCCTTTAATAATCTCATAGCTCTCGAAATACCATTAAGTTCACTTATGAACTCCCTGAATCTCGGAGACTGTAAAGCACCAATTAATAATTGAACTCCAAGTAAAACCCCACCAGTACCTAAAAGGGATTTACCTAATTGCCTGAATGAAGCTCCTACACCACCTGCCGTTTTAACGAAGCTGCCAAATAAACTTACTAATTGAGATAAGTTGTTAGCCATAGCTGTAAAGCCATAACTTGCATCAGAGGCTAACCTACCAGATTCAAGTAAGATTGCATTATTAAGACCAGCCTGCGTTTTTGATGCTTTAAAAGCTTCTGACGTAGATTTGGTAGATTGAGCTAAACCTAAAGATGATTTTGCAGCAGCGACATTCAACTCTTTTTGTATCTTTATCTGCTGATTTACCTTCTCAAGTTCAATAGCTTCTTGCCTCTGTAAATCAGATAATTTCTTTGTAGCCTTAGATAATTGGTCTGTTGACTTACTCGCGCCTTCAGCTCCTTTGAGCTGTATAGATATTATGATGTCTTGTTTAGCCATTTCTGTATGATTTTGAATTTCTTACTCTCTCTAACACTTCTTTAGTTTCTTCCCAATTTCTCGGTGCTTTATACATTCCTTTGGCGATATCTACGTTATGAGATACGCCATACCAATCAGAAAGCTGCAATAAATCTATAATATCTTTTATCATAATACGTTCAGTAGTTCTAATTTAGACTCACCTGTTTTTAGGTTGGTGTCTATTGAATTTATTGTAAATACTTTGTCGCCAATCTGAAATCTATCGTTTAGCTTATAATTAAGTAACACACTATTGGGTAAATGTGCTGTTAGCTTAAATATACGTTTCTTTGCATTGAAGGCATCTTCTATGTATGTTTGATAGAAATTCTTAAAGATTGAGTTTGTGTTTCCACCGTAATCAGTTAAAGTCCACTCGTCAACTTCGTTATCAAAGTTAAGTGTGTATTCTGGTATTCTATATAACTTAAATGAATCGCCAGAGCTAAATATAGAGTCAGCAACTTGTATAATATCACTTGATATTATCGCTATCACTCTTGTTGTTTGTGACTCTGTTACATTAAAAACGTAATCACCAACATTGGCAGCACTACCAAGATTACTTTGCTCAACCCTATCTGCTGTTGAATTCAAGTTTGTACTTGAATATAGTGGTTCATTAACATCATAACCCCTTTCATTAGTATTTGAAGGTCTCCAGTAATTAGTTAAATCATCGTGTGTACTACTTGATGTTTGATAATTTATTTTATAAGTGCTACCTGTGCCTGTGAGTAATCCGTAAAATAAAACTGGTTTTGTAAGAACAGGGTCATAATTAGCAGAAGGTTGACCTTGAGCTTCATCATCTTCTTCTAATGGTTTAAAGTTATCTCCAGCAGAATAACCCCACTGAATATTAGTTTTTGAATTATCATCTTCATCAAATAATCTTTCATACTTTAAGTGCTCAAACGGAACTTTAACTTTGTAAGGTTTACCTCTATCTACATCATCTGGTTTAAACTCTTCGTCACCAAAGATGTGTCCAAATGTTTCTTCGTGTTGCTTCATAAGAAGTGTCTTTGGCTTCTCGTATTCAAAGTCAATCTCACTAAATGGTATAGTAGATTCTACATCGTGCTCTGATGAATCAACATATTTTGTTATATCAAATATCTTTGGGTTATCATCATAGAAATCGTCAAGAGGTATCATTCTAATTTTACCGTAATTAGCATCATTCTCATCATCTATGTAGTAAACTGTCAGGTTAAATAATTTAAGAAACCCTGATATAAAATCAGACACCTTTATTTTAGGCACTTGAGTTGAAACTAAGATTTGCCCTATAGAGGATATAGAGCCACAAGTATAACTGCCTGAATAAGTAACAATTTGTGGGTCTCTCTCTGGTCTAAACTCTGATACACGAATCACAAGTGTAGGTGTAAATGTCATAGCGCCTTCTGACCTAAGAACAAACTTAACTGGAATATCCTCAAAATCACTTCCGTCTCCTCCACCAAAAGAGAAGTCATTAGTTCCAGAATTATTGCTTCTTGTTGAATTTAAAGTACCATCTTTATAAAAGTCAATATCATATTTTATACTTTCAAATCCACTCGAAGGGGTTATTGTTAAGTCATACTCGAAATCAAACAACAATCCACCTACATTCAAACCTCCATATGTAAGCTCTGTTCCGTCAGATGATATTGTAACCATAGCTAAACCTGAAGTTTTTGACCAACTACCCAAAGTTTTTGTTTGCTCTTGACCTGTTGCACCTCCAAGTCTACCTTTCTCTTTACTAAGCCACATATATAGATTATCCATAGGCGTAGTAGATATAAAATCAGAATCAACGAAGTCTATTCCGTATCTTGTTTCTATTGCTGATATTATGTCTTTTACTTTCAGTGCTGGTTTTAATTGGTCATATCTGAGTGCGACTTTTATGTTGTGGGAGTTGTTTGAGTGATAAGCCAAATCTCCATCAAGAGTAGTATTGTCGTGACTTGTGTCTGAATTATAATACAACCTCTGAGTATGAGTTATAAGGGGGTATATGATTGACTGAGAATGAAATCCAGTAGTCAATCCAGTCTGGACATCAGATGCGCCATATGGATGGTCATAAGCACTTAAATCTAATTGACTAAGTTCATCATCTCCAAATAAATCAGTTAATGAAACTGTATTGCCAAAGAATGTTATATTATATGCGTACGGCTTATTGTTCTTCATTTTTACGCCATTCAGAAATACCTTACCTCTTCTGAAGGGTATGTAATTTATTTCTAATACAGCTTCAACTTTCTTTCGAGCATCAAATGCGCCCTCAGATATAAAGTAATTATAAAAATGCTTAAATATCTTATTGTTCTTTTTAGAAGCAGGTAGAGTGAATGACTGAGAGAAGTCGGTAAATACTTTAGATATGTCACGAATATCTTGTATCTTAGATGTAACAGATATTGTCTCATCCTCAAACAAGTCCACTTGCTGGAAATCACTTTCAACTTGGTCGCCATCTTCTATTACAATGGGCTTTATATATAGTATAACCTTATTCATTATCGAATAGTGTTTATCTTATCAAACGCAAAGTCAAATTCTACTGTATAGTTTACGAGCTTGTCGTTAGTTCTGGTTTTGAATTGTAACGATTGTGTTTTTGGGCGTAAAGGGAATACCTCTTCGGTGTCAGTTAATTTTGTCATCCAAACTTGCTCTGATAGCATAAGTTGCCTGAACACTTCATTGTACTCTTCATCTATATAACCAGTGTTCATTGTGATACTTTCTTTACCTACTAAATCTAATACTCTATTCTGGTGTGCGGAGGTATCATATGTTGGCGTAGAAGAGAAATCCATTACAGAAGCCTTGTAATCGTTTGACTGCACGTTTATTGAATTCATACTTTTCTTGTCAAACCACAAATCCTGTAGTGCGCCATATTTATTTACAAAGGTGACTTTGATTGGGTCGTATATAGAGCAATCGAGCGTTCTTATTTCTACAACTTCAGGCGAGCCGCTTGAATTTATTATTATTTTATCTACTGGACTCGTTTCTACATTTCTAAGAAATCTATCCAAGCATACTGATTCTTCAAGTGTTCCTCCATCATTCAAAACCCTCTCTTGATATGTATCTGTGTCTGAATTTACATAAGAGTATATGTATTGAATCTTTTGATTGGTGTTATCGTCATCAGATATAGTGTCTGTTCTAATTTCTATGTTATTATAAAAATAAGTAACCGAAGTTGTGTCTTCCGCAAAGATTGGTATATTTACATTGTAATCACTTGGTCGATAAATTATCTTGTTTGACTGAAGTAGTGTGCGGCTTGGTTCAGGATTTACACCCTCTTCAAAGTAGCCATACCCTTCTGTTGCTATCATATTAAGGTATGACCTCCTGTATATAAAATACCCAGAGCCTGACTGATATATATTATCGTCTAATGTCAATTGAGTATTTGAATCAACAGAAGTTACAGTAGTAACATACCCACTTTGGTCTTCTACAGCAATATCTCCAACTTGAACTGTTGATGTAAATGAGGCAGAACTATCTATAAGTTTGTTTGTTGATGTTCCTGTTGCAGTACCCGATGCTGCCAATGTATTTTGTAGGTCAGGTGGCGTTGATGTCCATTCAAAAATCTCATCACCACTTCCACTTGTAACATCGATATCAAACATCACCCATACGCAATAGCTATCATACTCTCCATCATATTTTACGTCAATATAATCTCTTATAAGCTCTGATATCTCAAATACAACATAGTCGTTGTTTTCAAGCTCTGATTTAGTTATAGTGTATTTTAAATCCGCATCGTTAGGACTCCCTGTATTTTTTGAGCCATCATATATGTATAGCTTAAGTGTAGCAGTTGCAAGTGAACTATCTGACACTTTTATGTAAAACGGACTCCTTGTATTGATTATTTGTGCCATTCTATTTCTTTAGTTCGTAAGTGTTTCCCTTTTTAATATAACCTAAATCAAGCATAACTGTATCTAAGTTCTCTAAAACATCATCCGTAAGATGTTCTGTTATTCCGTCAGCTATTTCTGGAAGAGCACGTTCAACTATTTCTGTTATAAAATTAGCTGGTGCGATACCCTTAATACTTATGCTCCTACCTATCAAGAAAGCAAGTGTATTTACCTTCGATTCAAGTGTTTTCCCTTTTACGCCATCAAGATTTACTGGTTTCTCTGTTATCCATCTTTTAAGCGCTGATATATTAGGCTGAAACTTTCCAGTTCCTTCGTCAACATACTTTAGATATTGTGCACCATATAAATTTATAGAATCACCCTCAGCTTTTACCTCTAAAGACTCACCGCCTCTACCAGATGCCTCTACTTTTGCATTTATACCAGAGGCTCTTGGTCTTGATTTAACGTAAGAATCAAGGAAATATCTGATGAGTTCATTATTTGCGAACCCCTCTAAATATGCTTTAGTATTTTTAAGTTCTATATCCATTATCTACAAGCGTCTCCTGTTGCGTTAATAAGCTGCATATCCGTATTGGCGGTCTCTATAACTAAATCCATACTCCAACCAGCCAGTAGATTATCAAACCTATCTTCAAACTGAGTGGCAGTTGCGTCAGACACAAGTTGGTATTTGTCGGTATATAAGTCGCCTCTACGCAAAGACGATTGCAATCCATTGATTACTGTAAGCTGAGTGTTAAATACATCGTGCTTGTTATCTAATCCTCTGTATGGCGTGGAGGTAGCAGCTAACTTATCATCTTTACTCTCGTTTACGATATCCATACAAATCACTTGCAAAGAGAACGTCATTATGTGCTCAGAGAAAGTTACGTTCTGTATGTTAACGTGCGCCAATGGAAATATAGTTTGCTTAGACAAGTCCACTTTAAATATATCGCCAAATGTAACGGTATTGACAGATGGACTACCATCAAGGTATGTATTTAATTTATCTACTAAGTCGTAATATGCTTTCATCGTTTATATGCTTTCTTAATCATCATAGCTTCTAATTCGTTTTTCTCTTTTTCAAATGTTAGGTAGGTGAGGCATTGGAAGAGTGGACTCTCGGTAACCTCATTGAATTTAAGGACATCCCCTCCAGCAAGTGCGTAAATTGATTGATACCAACCCCACTTTGAGCCAAAGTTTGCTTGAGCAGATAAGTCTGTTCCTCCGTCAGATTTTTCTGTATAAAGGTCGGAATAGCTTTCAGTAACTCCATCCCTAAATCGTAAAAAAAAACCATAGAACTCATAGATACATCGAGTGGCATCTCTTTCATTAGTTCAGATACCTCATCACTTGGTTCGTATGGCGCAATCGTATATTTCTCTTTACTCTTAAAGTTGACTGGTCTGTACAGCACTGCCATAGCTTTGTGCATTGTTTGCCAGTCCACTATGTTATTTTCTACATCAATATACTCGCCAAGAGATATACGCTCTAAGTTTGGTATAAAGCCCATATCTACGTTAAGTAGTTTGAAGTGGCGTATAATATCAGGTTTCTCTTCAAACGCCTTGTTAATGATTGTGAGTACCTTTTCCGCCTCACCTAAAGGAATCTTCAATACGTCTTTGAAGTCAACATCACAAAATATCTCAATAGTCTTCATATTGATAAACTCTGCTGCGTTGTCGTCATCTTTGTTCTGGTCAAGTATCTTTAAGTATTTCTGATACTGCCCAAGTGTTATGTCAGAAAGTGCGTCTGGAACTGATAGTTCTATTTGTACGTTATTCGCCATATTAAATTAACTTTTATTTTATTTAGTGTTCGCCCAACTGTCTGTATGGCACAATATATAATACATTAGTATAGTAGAGTACATTGTATTATATATAGTACATTGTATAGTAGTGTACATTCTATTGTATAAAAATAAAATATATACATTGTATTCTACTATACATTGTATTATACTGACAACTTATTTCCGTTGTAAAAATGCCTGTATAACTCCCATACTTTATCAGACCACTCAGTCTTATCGTATAGTTTGGGCGAAACTATCTTTGATACGCCATTATCAAT